GCGAATACGACAGCCAACGGGAACGTCACACCCCACACGGTCCAGTTTTCGAATGCCACCACAGGGATCGTCACCACCGCCAACGTGGAAGTGGGTGGGGAACTCGCTGTCAGTGGGAACGTTTCAGACCTGAACGTGGTCTCAAACGTGAACATGCTCCACACCTCAAACACAGCCTCCATCAAAGTCAACTCCAATGTGGTCACGGAGTTTCCTCGGTCCAAGAAACTCATCAGGTATCCGAGGGTGGCTTTGACCGCAGCCTCGGGTGAAAGTTCCGGATATCAAGGATATTATGTTACTGAAAGTAGTAATAGTGCCCATACTGCTAGACATAGCTGGAAAGCGTTTAATATGACATTCGATAACACCACAGGTGATAATGCATGGGCAAATGATCAAACAACTAGTACTTATAGTGGGAGCGATTATGCGTACAATGGGAGTATAAATTTAGGAACGGGGGCTGTCAACGGTGAATGGATAAAATTACAATTACCACATAAGATTAAATTAGAATATATGAAAATTTGGTTGAAAGATAATGACTCGACCCGTATTCCCGAAAACTGGAAACTTTATGGTTCCTATGATAATTTAAACTGGACTGAACTTTTTTCCAAATCTGGACAGGGAGCTGTGAATGAGAATACATATAATGTGAACACAACCTCGGTATACGACTATTTTGCCGTCGTTGTCACTAAAATCTCTGGTCAAAACAATTATTTTCGTATAGTGGAACTCGAATACTTCGGCGTCCCCGAATACGATCCCGAGGCTGACGGGGTGGACGTGGTGGTCAAGTCTGTCCCCAACGTTCCCAACACGGATTGGTTGGAGGTCTACTATGATGCGAAGGACCTGGCGGATGGGGCTCTCTCAACTGCGTCTGGTGCTATAACAGGTTTGGGTGGTACGACCAATAGCGGAACAGCTTATGGAGGTGTAACCGTATCTGACGGAGCTTTCGTTTTGGATGGGACGAATGATTATATTACAACATCGGCGTTGGGATTTTCTGGAGATCAACCATATAGTATAAGTATATGGTTTCGGTCGGATAGACCTCAAACTGATATGACTACTGAAAATGGCATATATGGTTTTGGATATGGTAACAATCTAACCGCCGGTCTTTCCTGGTGGAGCCCAGTGACAAACGGGTCATCATCGTTGCGTCATTGGCATAGTGGCAGTGCTGGAAAAAATTTTCCAAATACGACGTTTTTAGAGGATATGTGGAATCATATAGTAATAGTGTATCCCGGTGGAGGAGCTTTTAATATTCGTGCATGGTTAAACGATGTAGAATTAATGGGAGTTAATGGGACAGGTAGTGGTGGTGTTAACAATGACTTTAGTTGGAGCACGAGTGATAGTATCATTATAGGTGATTGGTACAACACGAGTGGTCCAAGATTGCAGTCTCCTTGGGACGGCAAAATCGCCAACTTCCGCCTCTTCAACCGGGCCCTGACCTCCGACGAAATCTACCAACTCTATGCCTACCAGAAGGAATATTTCGGGCACGGGGTGTTGGGGATGACCCTCAAGGCGGGGCGCCTAGGGATTGGAACCTCGGAGCCGAGGTCGTTACTACAAGTCGGTGATGAACCATTTGGTCCAGGTTCGCGTCCCATATTTCGCGCGGTGAACAATAGCGCGTCAACTCTCAGTTATGATGCCACACAAGGTACAAAGATTTTTACAACCGAATTCGATACAACTCAGATTAACATAACGAATTCGTATAACACTTCCACGGGTAAATTCACAGCACCTATACCCGGGTATTACTTTTTTGAGTTTCAATTATTGATAGCCGTTCCGGTTGCAAATTGGGGGACAGTCCAGTTATCTTTCTATAAAAATGGTGTGAATGTAAATCAGGCAAACTCATCACGTGGTCTATCTTATTATTGGGTCAATAATGTCGATCCCGGACCCGATAGTTTCAGTCATTTAAATACTCCAAGTTGCCGAGCGATACTTTACCTAAATCGAGGTGACTACGTTCAGGCAGGTTACCCCGGAATTGGTTCATCAACGGCGAGTTCATCGTTTGAATATTCGAAAAATTACGCCTTTTTCCAGGGATATTTATTATCTACATAAAATAAAATGGAAACTCATTTAACAAATGACGTTATTCAGATTTTACACTTAATGAATATAAGAGGGTTTCGTTTAGAAATTAAACCATTAAACGATGATCACACAAGGGAAAACATTTACTCCAATATTATTGTGACTAAAGATTCTGAAATAGTGGACGTAAATCAAGACGCATTTATGAATGCCTATAATGAATTGTGGTTAGAAAAACTCCGCCAAGAACGCAATAAGCGTCTCGCCGAGTGTGATTGGGTCGTCATTCGGGCAACATCTACGGATACACCCGTTCCCGAAGAATGGAAGGTGTACATGCAAGCCCTCCGCGACCTCCCCTCTACAACCGAGGATCCCGCGAACCCGGTTTGGCCCGTGTCTCCCCAATAAACTTTTCCTCCAAAGTGGACCGAGTCCCACTTTGTAAGAACCAGAGTTCCAAGTCCTACGGACTTGTCCCGTATCAAGTGACTTTTCTCAGTTAAAAAAACCTCCCCAAATAGTAGATACGATGCCTATCGCGACACCCCAAGGCACGCTCGATTTCAAAAGTGTCGATACGGTCACGTTCGTCGGGGCTTCATCGAACACGGTCATCGACACGACCACAGGAAGTCTCGGGGTCGGTGTGGACGGTAACGGACCCACCTCCAACCTCCATGTTGTGGGTCATACCCGCCTCGAAGGTGACATCAACATGCTCCACACCGCAAACACAGCCTCCATCAAACTCAACTCCAACGTGGTTACGGAGTTTCCCCGCTCTAAAAAGCTCATCAAGTATCCGAGGGTGGCCATCGCAAACGGAAATACCATGGCCAGTGGTGCTGGTGTACAAACACCTGGTTTATCAGGGTCTCAAGACGGATTTGTAGCGACTTCAAGTAGTAACTGGGGCGGTGGTGGTGCAGATTCACGTGCTGCCTGGTGTGCATTTGATGAAGGCACTAGCAGCACGACATATAAAATATGGCAATCGGGTAATTATTATACGACTGCTACCCCTGGTGTATATAACCGTACCCCACCTCAGTCACACACAGCGGATGGGGTAAATTACGAAGGAGAGTGGATAAAGTTGGAGCTCCCCCATAAGATAAATGTTTCCACAATTGAAATAAACTCAGCTGCATACGGTACTCTGACGGGTCATCACACAGCACGACCTTATGAAGGTGCCATTCTAGGAAGTAATAATGATACTAACTGGAGTTTACTAAAATCGTTTTCAGGTGGGTTATCTTGGACAACGACAACTGTGGCTGAAGGTGGAAGTAGAGCGACATTAACACCCGATGCGAACACGACAAACTATTATAAATACCTTATGCTCGTAGTTAACAAAAATCAAGGAAGTCGCGTGTCGGTTGATATAAATGAAATCAGATACTACGGCGTCCCCGAATACGATCCCGACGCTGACGGGGTGGACGTGGTGGTCAAGTCCCTACCCAACGTGCCTAACACGGATTGGTTGGAGGTCTATTATGATGCGAAAAACTATTCGGGTTCTGGTGATGTTCAAGATGAGACGACTAATGACAGGGACGCTGAGATGAATGCAACGTTTGATAACGGTGAAATAAAAGCGTTTTCTTTCAGCGGTGCCCATACGAGTAATGTCACTACAAGTGACCATGGTTTGGGAACTGGTGATGTACCGTATACCGTATCATACTGGTTCAAAAGAATACAACAACGCAATAGTTATGATTACTTATACATCATGGGTAATGGTGGATCTATCGGTCAGGCATCCCTTATGTGGATTTTAAATGATCGGTTATATCTCGATCACTGGAGTACTAATACTAGATATAATGAACCAATACAGAATAACAGATGGTATCACGTTGCGGCTGGTCATAGAGGTGGAGAAGCAGTGACAAATGATTTCCTGTTTATAGACGGACAAAATGCAGGTGTGAGTGTATCAACTCCACAAACATTTAATTTGCAGGGATCGAAATTGACACTGGGAACCAGTCATAACTCGACGAATGAATTCCTCGAGGGTTCCATCGCCAACTTCCGCGTCTTCAACCGGGCCCTGACCCAAGACGAGATCTACCAACTCTACGCCTACCAGAAGGAGTATTTCGGGCACGGGGACTTGAACATGACTCTCAAGGCGGGGCGGCTCGGGATCGGAACTTCGGAGCCTAAGGCGGCTTTGGATGTGAGGGGGAACTTAAGAGCATCGGGTCTAACCGTACAAACCGTAAGTTCTACAAAAACAGATACATTTTCTACAACTGGAGGTAGTAGTCACCCAGTTTCACCCGGTAATGATGTCCCGGGGTTAGCGGTAACAATACACCCAAAATTTGCCAATAGTAGGATACTGGTTTCTTATACTGTATCTACTGGAGCATATGGCCGTGCTTACCTTAGGATACAACGAAAACAGGGAGGGTCCACCACTACTATAGCACCATCAGTAGGTCCCGAGGCGAATACACAAAATCAGGGTAAATGTACAACATCACATTCGGGTTCTGGTGATAGTTCTGTCGATAGTCAATCATTTGAATATTATGATACGATAGGTGGTACAGAACCAATAACCTATCAGATCCAGGCGTGGACGTATCATTCGACATATTATATATATGTAAACAGGGGTCATGATGATGGAAATGGAAGCAATAACGGAACATATTGGGCACGTACACTAAGTTCTATAACTGCCAAAGAGGTGTGTCAATAAAATTCTATGGTAAAAGTAAATGGATATACCTCTCGTTTTGTCCAACTATTATAAAGGTCAAGAATGGACTCTCAATGGTGATGGCTATGAAGGTTTAATTTGGTACGACGAAAGAAACACTCTTCCAAAACCAACCCTCGAAGAATTAACTGAAAAATGGAATGAATATATAGCGGCCCAGCCCCTCAAGGAACTCCGCACCGAGCGGAACATCCTTCTCGACCAATCCGATAAATACATCGTCGCGGACTACCCCCACGCCACCACCGAAAAGAAACAAGAGTGGCTGGATTACCGTCAAGCCCTCCGCGATCTCCCCGCGAATACAGAGGATCCAGTCAAACCTGTTTGGCCCGTGTCTCCCCAATAAACAATTTCCTCCAAAGTGCCTCCCACTTTGTAAGAAAAAGAGTTCCAAGTCCGTAGGACTTGTCCCGTATCAAGTGGCTTTTGGCCGTTTAAAAAAACCTCCCTTCATAATAGATATGTCTTTGGAACAGACGGTGGATAACCTCGAGATTCGGTATGCGAACGCGGTTACATTCGTCGGGACATCGAACACGATGATCGATACGACCACAGGACGTATCCAAACGAAAGGGATCCAGCACAATTCCAACGTGATCACGGACGTTTCGGGTCCTCACGGGCGGGTCGCACCGACTCTCAAAAAGTATCCGGAGATTGCTTTTGACGGAAAAATAGGTAATTTCGTTTCAATTCCTTATAAAGGTGATCATAATCAAACATCAAATACTTACATAATTGGGGGATATGAAGTAGTGGCTAGTAGTGAATTTACTCACAATTCTAGTAGAATGTCGGCGTGGAAATTATTTGATTCTGGACTCACAGAGGGTGAATATAGTGGTTGGGGACTCGTGGAAACATTTAATGCTTATAACGCCACCAACCCCGGTGAATACCCATCATCTGGTACCGCTCGTCTAGCAACAACTGATGTTGATGGCAACTCTATTGAAACTGGTGGATGGATATATATTAAACTTCCTAATAAAATTAAACTCAAACGTTATTCATTAAAGCCATGGGGTATAGCGAATAGATTTGGTGTAGCAGATTACCCCAAAGAATTTTATATTTATGCATCCAATGATGGAACAAACTGGAAATTAATAAATTCACAAACGAATGCACAAACACCCAACGTTCCTGGTTCGACTGCAAGTAGCCAAGAAACTATATCATATGATGTCAGTCAAACAGGATTAGGATACTATTCTTATTACGCAATGACCATCAGAAAAATTAATAACGTAGCTGTACAAGCAATTGATAATTCAATACAAGCTACTTTTATGATAATTGGTGATTGGAAACTCTACGGCTACGAAGAAGACCCACCCGCGGGTGACCATTCGGTCGATACGACTTTCATGTCCCGCTTCAATAACCCCCAAACGACAGGTGCCCAAGTCCTTGTCGATGGTGCGACGGGGGTAGGGACGAACCAAATTTCGGGTGGTCCCGATCCTTCGGGGAACCAATCGACATACGTCACGGACGGTAAGTACTGGACCCTTAACGGAACGCTCACGTCTAACCTCGCCGTCGAGGCCAATACCTTCTTGGAGGGTGACCAACCCCACGCGGTTTCCGTGTGGTTCAATTCCTCGAACCTGGAGGCGAATGTCTCGAATACGTGTGTCTTCTCGATTTCGGACCAAGAGAAGTTGGATTCTCAAAACCTTGACCTCCAATCGAACACGTGGCACAACCTGACCTACGCGTACCAAGGTGAAGGTGGCTCCCGAGTCACCTACCTCGATGGACGTAAGGTGGCCGAAGACCAAGCCGAAGATACCTTCGGGGAGTACCCACCCTTCGCGATGACGGGGTACTCACAGGGTGGGTATGTGGTGAGTCAAAGTAGTGTGGCACCTTCCACGGGAAGAGAAGTATGGAAAGCATTTGACAATGATAATACAACACATTTTGAAGGAAATTGGAATGTGGTTCATTATGATGCGAACACAGGTGGCGTAGACGGAGATCAAGCAACAACTACCAATGTTGACGGTTCGGGTACATACCAAGGCGAATGGATACAAATTGAATTCCCCCATAAAATCGTTACATCGTATTATGAACTCCGTAATCGTGTCAATTTCGGATACAGAATGCCCGAAAACGCTAAATTGTTAGGTTCGAACGATGGTATTAGTTGGACAACCGTGTATAACCATTCGGATACAGGTGGTGTATACACTGCCGCTGGAGAAACTAGATCATTTGGTGTGGGTTCCAATAGAGCATACAAATACTTTCGTTTAGTAACTAACAAATTGTTTACAAATACAGGTTCATCTGCATCAGATACACCTAATATAGCTACTTGGAAACTCTACGGCCACCGCGAGAATGACCTGGTCCGCCTTCCCGATCCCACCAACGTTCTCAAGTATCCGCACATCGCGATGA